GTTCTAATTTGAGAGCCGCTAGCCAGACTTGAACTGGCGACCTACGCGTTACGAAGTCCCGTGTAGCGGCTCTATTATTATACTGACTACTAATATATTAACTACTCTTTTCTAACCTTTTCAAAAAACAATCTACTATACAATTGCTATTTTTAAGGTAGAATTGAAATGTTAATAATAGGATTATAAATCTTTTGATTGGTATGCGATAGCAATAGAATCATGCTGATGTCTTGTGATTGTATCTTCTATTGTTATATCTACAAAAAACATATTATCTGAACTCTTTTCTATAGTACCTTTGATTCTTTTATGCCTTATATTCCATAAATATAGAACCCTTTCAACGTCTAATTCTAAACTATCCTTACTTACATCTTTTTCAAATTCAGGATTTCCATATTGAGCTCTAAACAAATTTTTGGCTTCATCTAATTTATGAATTGATTTTCTATATCCCTCCACATATTCATGAAAAATTATAGCAAAGAGCTTATTTTCGTGAGTCATGATTGATACATCTTCAAATTCTTCGTGTCCTATTTGTTTATATTTTAATGGAATAACCCACTTAGAAGTATCTTCTACAGAGATGTATCCCAAATTAATCATCTCGTTAAGAGTCATACCCCACTTTAGTTCCATATATGCTTTTTGAGCTTGTTCGGCAGTATATTTGTCTTGTAATGGTTCTGGAACGGGTTCCTTTTTGCTACTACTACATCCTAATACCAAAGTAGCAGATAGTATGGCTAAAATCTTTTTCATTGTTATTTTGTATTTAGTTTGTTCTTTAATTCGTTGAATAAATCGGGATTCCTCAAACTCCTTAATAGCTTTTTGCCCGTCAGAAGATTGCTTATATAGATTCCATGTGTATTGATTGAATTTCATAGCATTAAACTATTGACTATATTTGAGTTCTTTCTAATCTTCCCACAACCTTATATAAGAATTTGATTTGTTTTCCTTCTATTAACATATCCGGGTACTTTCTTCTTCCGTCAGGGTTGATGGAATTATTATACGAAACCAATTTTAATCCTTCATCTTCAATATATATCATTTTCAAATACCGGTCTTCATTCGTAATCACGACATAGGGCTGACCTCCTTCTATTTCTCTCCTATCTTTAATTTCTCTGACAAAGACAGTATCTCCTGAACTGTATTTATCATACATGGAGTCTCCATATACCGTTACTCCGTAGCATCCTGCAAAATTCGGTATGTTGACGAATCCTAATATTTTGTTTTCATCTCCGTCAAAGCCGATTCCATGACCAGCGGATACGCGTATATCAAGAATGGCAATATCTGATGGTGATTCTCTATTGCTATGTATCAGTCCTGTTTCAATGCATCCTTCTCCGTCTAATAGCCATCGAACGTTTAGTTTAGGGAATGCTTGTGATATTTGAGAAATGACATTTAATCCAATAGGGTATCCGTCTTTCATCCAATTACTTGCGGTGTTACTCGCAACTCCGACTGTATCACAGAATTTCTTGTGATTTCCTCTTTCCTCTCCAAAATAGAAAATTTTAATCTGCTCAATACGATTATTAATACTATCCATGCGATATTATTTTTTATATCATAAATTTATGATATATTTGTGCCGAAATCAAGTTGCGGGTGATTTCAACTAAATTGTTTAACTGTTCCCGTAAGGGACTATATAGGCTACTTCACTTCAAACCGCAACTTTGGAGTTGGTCGCTTTACTTTTGTCGATATGTTAGTAATTAATCCTCTTATATTTGAATCAGTGAGAAACCAATTAAGGGAGTCATTACGCACTTTAAGCAATTTCACTACTAAAAATATCTTTGAAGAATCAAACAGACTTGTTGATAATGCAAAAGAATCATACTTCGAGATATTGGAGGAAGAGAAGCGCACTATCAGAAAAAGTGCCAATCCTCCCAAACCTAATCTTTAGTTTTCCTTTGAATGTATTATCAAACAGCTTGTTTCCATATCGTGCTTCAAGTTCTTTTAACTGATTAATAATATAATCTATATCTTCCTTATTTTTAGTCTTTTCGGTGGTGTCAAGCATCATGTAAATGGATTGCCTTATATCTGCTATATTGTTTAATTCCACAGCCATGTGTAGCAGGCGCATCTCGATATATATCATAGTTTTTGCTGTATGAATTACATGACGGTCGCTTATATCCTGTAATTTTTCTTCTATTTCATTTTTAAGGTCGTTTTTTAGCCCAAAAATGTTATATCCAACCATTACAGCTAATGCGCCTACAACGAAAGAAAGAAAAGCAATCATAGAATCGAATAGAGTCCATGTCACAGGCTCGTATTTGCATAGCCATAGCAATATCGCAATAATACTCACCCCAAGTGCTACCCATGCAACCCAGTTACTATGTTTTTTTTCTTTCTTCATATTATAATAAGGTATAAATCACCTCAATAGTTAAACAATGTTTATATATCATAGATTTATGACTATTAAATTTGCTATATCATAAATCTATGATATATTTGCATCATCAATCATTCAATCACGATACAAAGATAGAAAAAAGGTTGATATAAGAAAATAGTACATACATATTAAAATACACGATTATGAGCACGAATTTTAAAAATCAGATGAAAGAGGTCATGAGCCTTGCTTGGCAAATGGTTAAGAAGAACGGTTTTTCAATGTCAGAAGCTTTGAAAACAGCCTGGACTAATTCGAAGCTGAAAGCTGAAATGAAGAATCGTATTGTAAAGTTCTACTTTCAGAAAGTCAATGGTTCTGTACGTGAAGCATACGGTACTCTTTGCGAAAAATACATGCCCACAGTAACCGGTACTGATAAAAAGGCTAAGAACGACACCGTTCAGACTTATTTCGATACAGAAGTAGGTGAGTTCAGATGCTATAAGAAAGCTAACCTTATAAAAATTGCATGATTATGACACACTACGAATTAGAACAAGGCTTGAATGCCTTATACAGAGACCTGGACAATGTTCAGAATATGGATGAAGAAACAGCCCGTAGAGTTTACAATGTAGATTGCAAGGCTGACATCATAGAAGTTATCGAAGAAGAAATTGATACCTATGAAGCCATCCTTTCAGGACCGGATACAGACGAAGATAACGACATGGATTATGATGCCCTCTGTCTGATTCAAGGTTTAAGCAGATACGCGTAGAATCTTACATGATTATACCGAGCACGACAGCCCGTGCAGACGTAGAGAATATTCTACACGGGCACTATTGATTAAGCTCTTTGACATATTGTAAAAGCCTTTATAGTGTAATTCATAAACTATTTAGGTCAACCAAAGATAATGAGATATAGAAGCCACCATAGCAGGGATGCGGTGAACGGTGGTAGGCTATATAATTGAAATGAAATTTACTGTTAGTCTGAAAATGTCTTTATCAGTAAGCACTACCGAGTAGGCAACGGTTGCGCTAACAGGTGTAATATAGCCCGTGCCGAACTTGTGATAAGAGTTCTTCTCTTCGATGAGAGCACGGGTACAAACTAATACATTATTATTATGAAAGTATTACCGTTGTTATCTATCTGGTGTGTGTCATTTGTATTGATGGCTATCACCTGTATGAGTTTTGGTCTAATATTTTGGATCTCTTTTTTAGCCTTTGCTATTACCTGTACATACATAGGAAAAAATAGCGAGCGGCTTGAAAGAGAACTTGATGAATTACTAGATAGTAATAAATGAAATTAAAGAACCGGCTAAAAGGTAGTCCTATAATCCGACATAAGGCACCTGCAATGTTCAGCGCTGATAGTAAGGGAAACCAGTCGGGCGGGTTCTTTGACGTTTTATCGTGTTTATTTTGTGTTTGTACAAGGTGTATTGTCTGTGAAGATAGTGCACCTTTTTAATTGGATAAGTGGCGGAATTGGAAGACGCACGGAACGTATGCCGGGACTCTCTCTTATTAGCAGTAAAGCTCATCCTCGTTCGAATCGAGGCTTATCCACAATCACTAATTAAAAAAACAGCTTATGGAAAAAGTAAGTAACAAAGAAAAAATGAAAACTATGAAGAAAGGAGCAACAATCAAGTTGCCAATATCTTCATTAGAGACAATTCGTAACAATGTATCCCTTTTGAACGCCAAACATTACAATGAAGGCAAGAAATGGAAGTCTGAATCATTCAAAGAAAAAGGCATTGTTATAGTTACCAGAACATCGTAACCAATCAACTTACACGATTATGGAAAGAGTATTAACAGAACTTACACCTGAATGTGAGGTTACAGCACGAATGTACGCACAGGGGTATGAGAAGAAGGAAATAGCTTCGATGAAATGCAGGGCGTTGAGCACGATAAATAACCAACTGCAAGAGGCTTTCAGAATTCTTCGAATTAGAAACGGAAGAGAGCTGGCGACAATGTTTTATGAACGAATGACAGGAATGAAATTTACTATGGACTTCTCTCTTATTGCTCGTTCTGCGGTTGCTTGCTGTTTTTTATGCCTTTTTTCTTTTTCACTTTATCACGAACAGAGTGATATGAGAAGGGCAAGAAGAACAAGAGTTGAAACTATTGAAAGAACAAGGAGGTTAGAATGAATGCAGAAGCAAAACTAAATACTCTCTATCGAATAGGTAGCAGAGTTTCTCTCAATAAAGAGCAGGCAAAAGAGTTTGTAGGCGGTCGTTATAGACTTGAAAAGCTGATAGCAGAAAAGAAAATACGTGCAGAAAAGACCGGAACCACGAAAATGTCTCCTTATGCAATCAATGCTTGTGATGTACTTCTTTACGCTATTGATTCTAAAGAACAAAGAATATAATTAACCCTTTAATTTTTACGATTATGAGTCTTATCAAAAAAAGCACTGAATTAAATATTCAGACAAATATTAAAATGATGGTTTACGGTCAAGCAGGTATGGGTAAATCAACGTATGCGTTGAGTGCTCCTAAACCTCTGTTACTTGACTTTGACAACGGTGTAAAGCGTATCAATAATGCTCACTTAAGAGAAGTTGACACAGTTCAGATAACTTCTTGGACTGACATAAAGAACGTATTGAGAGAGGATTTATCCGCCTACCAAACAATCGTAGTAGATACCATAGGTAAGATGATGGATTACATTATCGACTATAAGTGCAACGGTGGTATTCCTAATATTAGCAGTTGGAACGGTATAAATGCAGAATTTTCTTGGTTTGTCCGTGAAATATCAGCCTTAAACAAGCACATCATTTTTGTAGCTCACCGAGATACACGAAAAGAAGGAGATGATACGGTATTCATCCCAGCATTGAGAGAGAAGAACTATAATTCAATCGTCACAGAGCTTGACTTACTGGGTTATATCGAAGCAAAAGGACGTGTGAGAACAATAACATTTGATCCGACTAGTCGTAATGATGGCAAGAATACCTGTAATCTTCCGGCTACAATGAATATCCCTACCATATTGGATAACAACGGCAACCCGACCGCAAACAACACTGCAATCATGGATTACGTAATCAAGCCGCATATGGCACGTTTGGCAGCTAAACAAGAAGAGATAGCGAAGTACAATAAGGTGATTGAAGAAATCAAGGAACAGATAGAGCTTGTAACTGACGATGTGAGTGCTAACGAGTTTGTTTCTAACATTGATTCTTTTGAGCATGTAGGTAGCTCTAAGGCTATGGCTGCACAGCTTCTCAATGCAAAAGTGAAACAACTTGGTTTGAAGTTCAACAAAGAAATCAAGAAATATGAAGCAGCAGCCTAACGAAGTTTGGAAAGACATTCAAGGCTACGAGGGATTGTATCAGGTAAGCAGCCTTGGGAGAGTTAAAAGCCTCCCAAGGGGTAATAAGAAAGAACGAATAAGAGTGCCAAGGGCTGCAAATAATGGTTATTTATATGTGGTTTTATCAAAAGAGAACAAGGCTCACACAATCCGTTTCCATCAAGAAGTGGCAAAAGCTTTTATTCCAAATCCTTTGAATCTGAAATCTGTAAATCATAAAAACCTTGATAAGACAGATAACAGGCTGTGTAATATTGAATGGATGAGTATAATGGATAATATACATCATGCCAGAGAAAATGGACGAAACAGCAGAAAGCCAGTTTTGCAGTGTGATTTAGATGGAAATGTAATTCGGAAATGGAAGTCTGCTTATCATGTCGAAAAAGAATTGGGCTACTTCTGTACTCTTATCTCAAGATGTTGCAGAGGCAAAAAGAAAACTTATAAAGGGTATAAATGGAGGTTTGAATATGAGTAAAATATCTTATAAGCTGTATGCGACGATTTTGGATGCTTTCAATGATTACATTCATAGTGATGTAATTTGGCAGAAGTATTGGGGATGGAGTGAAAATCCTCCCCATACTCCCGAAGAATTTCACGAACAACAGTTTCAAGAACTGATAGACCGTATCAACCGCAAACCTTTCGATAACGAGAAAGCGGACAGGGGTACTTGCTTCAATGAATTGGTAGATGCCTTGATAGAGAATAGAAAGCCAAAAGATATAATTGTAGAGAGGACAGCAGATGATTTGTCTTATCAGGCTACTTACAACAACAGGGTATTTACTTTTCCTATCTCTGTCTGCCGTGAGTTTGCCAACTACTTCAAAGGTGCTCTAACTCAGCAGCGAGTAGAAGCAATCCTACCTACTGCATTCGGCAATGTCCTAGTTTATGGTAACATTGACGAATTAATGCCTACCACCGTCCACGATATAAAGACCACAGGCAGTTACAGTGTTGGAAAGTTCAAAACTCACTTTCAACACCTCGTTTACCCGTATGCTTTGATTCAGAACGGCAACGATATACGGACATTCGAGTATAATATACTTGAATTTAGCAAGGCTGGCTACCCGGTAGATACCTATACTGAAACCTATGTTTTCGTCCCCGAACGTGATATACCAATTCTCACTAACCATTGTGAAGAGTTTATCCAGTTCTTGGAAGAAAACAGAAGTTTAATCACTGATAAAAAAATATTTGGAGGAGAAAATTAATGGCAAATCAAATAACTGGAAGAATAATCGAAATCGGGCAAACCGTTCAAATTCCATCCAAAAATGGTGGATCTCCATTTACCAAACGGGAATTTATTTTAGATGCTACCACCTACGACCCTTATACGGGTGAGCGTAGTGAGTATGAAAACATTCTTCCTTTAGAGTTCTCGGGTGATAAATGTGCAGAACTTGACCGTTTTAGTCATGGAGAGGTCGTTACTGTATCATTCATTTTACAGGGACGTTCATGGACGAACCTGAATGGAGAACTTAAACGTATGGTATCTATTCGATGCTACAAAATAGAAGCGCGTAGCGGTATATCGCAACCCCCACAAGTCGCACCGGTACAACAACCGGCCCAGCAACCACAACAGTATCAAGACCAGCAATATCAAGTACCTGACTTTCCGCCTCCTGTTGATGCAAATGGTAATACAAAGGATAATTTACCCTTTTAATGTATGCTGTTCGATTTGAAGAATGATATGGAAGAGATTTGGAAAACAGTAAAAGGTTATAATGGATATTATCAAGTTTCTAATACAGGTAAAGTTCGGAATCCTAATAAGGTACTTACTCCAAATGTTGGAGTAAAGAACGGATATGTTTATGTTACTTTGAGAAAAGATAAAAGACTGTTACATCGAATTGTTGCAGAAACTTTTATCCCCAATCCATTTAATAAACCAGAGGTAGACCACATTAATGGAATTAGAACGGATAATAATGTTTGTAATTTAAGGTGGGTAACTCGTACGGAAAACAATAATAATCCTATCACTAAAAGCCGTTTTAGTAAATCTGCTAAAGGTAAAGTTATCAATGCAGAAACTAAAAAACGAATGTCAATGAGCCGAAAAGGGGAAAAGCATCCAATGTATAATAAAAAGCATTCAAGTTTTTCTAAAAGAAAGATGTCTATAACTCATTCAATTCCAGTTGTGCAATTTGGATTACAAATGAATTATATAGCTGAATTTGAAAGTGCAAAAGTGGCTTCTCTTGAAACACAAGTTGCTACATCAAGTATCAATGCTTGTACGCTCGGCAAAAGGAAAACGGCTGGTGGCTATATTTGGAAAAAGAAAAATGATATTTAATTTATCAAATCATTATGAAATACCGAAGTTTAAAAAATATGTGAATAGACTGTTTAAGGAGCGTGCTATTGTGGAGGTAAAGAAGAAGCTACCTAATCGCACCCTCGCTCAAAACTCTTATTTACATCTTCTTTTAGGGTACTTTGGTAGTGAATACGGTTGCAGCCTTGACGAAGCTAAAGTAGACTTCTACAAAAGGATCTGCAACCGTGATCTGTTTGAACGAAAGACGATTAATAAGGCTGGCAAAGAAGTAACCTATTTGCGCAGTTCAGCCGAACTGACAACAGGTGAAATGACTTTGTCTATTGATCGCTTCCGTAATTGGAGCACTGCACAGGCCGGTATTTATCTTCCGGCTGCTAATGAGCATCAAATGCTGATATATGCCCAGCAAGAAATTGAACGTAACAAAGAATTTATTTAAAATAGAATTTTATGAAAAAGAGAAAATTTCCCAATGATGTAGCGAGATTCTTTAATCCTCAAAAGAGTGGTACTAACGCAGAGTACAATAAGTTTGGCTTTCTTGTAAAGCCAGGAACTAACCAAGCCAAAAAGATGTCGGAAATAAGTTGTATCCCTGTGTACAATACTGGAGGGACGGCAAGAAAAGTAATAGGAAAATATGGTGAAGTAACTTATAAATAACTACTATATGGATAAATTTTTAGGTCAAGAAATCCCCGAAAAGGATAGATGGCAGTTCTTACAGGACAATGCCGATGCAGTGGAAGAGATTGGCTATACTCACCGTTTTACACCGGATGAATTAGCGCAAAAGAAAGAATCTCTTGCTGAAACCTCAATTCAAATTAATGATATTGAGATTGAGAAAAAAGAAGCTATGGAAGCATTTAAGGCTGAATTAAAGCCTTTAAATGAAAGAAAACAGGAACTTCTTGAAAACATAAAGAAGGGCTCTGAATATGTTGAAAATGAAGAGTGTGTGAAAATTCTCTATCATGAAGAAAAGATGGCCGGGTATTACAACAAACTTGGTGAGCTGGTTTATTCCCGTCCTATCATGCCGCAGGAAATGCAAAGAACAATTTTTAATATTAACCGTAAAACTGGAACAGAATCATGAGTGAAAATAAATTAAATGTGGTTGTGCCGAAAGATTATAGCGGTGCACCAATCGAAGTTGTATTAAGAGAGGGAGCAGCACCCGATCTACTGGAGATAAAAGAACCTGAAAGAGTTGTAATAGAAGGTACTATTGATGCTCCTTTCAGATGGTTGGAAAAGCGCATTGAACTAATTAATCAGAAAGCATCAAATATTATCGTAAACCGTGATGCAATGGGCATTGCTTTAACGATTGACGAAACGAACTATTACCAAGCTGACATTAGAGGCATTTTACAGGCTTCAAAAGAAATGCTGGAGTTCGGTATCAACACTGAAAAGAAATGGGAACCAATCAAGTTATCTAAGTTCTTCAAGATGCACCGTGCTTTCTTCAAAGACAAATCTGAAAATATGATGCTTGTCTCTACCCTGAAGAACTTCAAAGCTAAAATAAACCAAGACATCGAGCGCAGCAAAGAAGAAAACGGCAGCAAAGTTGATAACTACTCGCAGGTGGTTGATTCCAATTTGCCGAAATCTTTCAAACTGAATATCCCTCTTTTCAAAGGATTTGCTTGCGAAGAAATTGAGGTCGAGATTTACGCTGATGTTGATGGTCGTGATGTATCTCTTTCTCTTGTGTCCGCTGGTGCAAATGAAGCCATTGAGGAATACAAAAACAAAGTTATTGACGAACAATTGGATGCAATCAGACAGATTGCACCGGATATTGTAATCATTGAAGTATAGATTTCGTTTACACAGGGATAATAGTCACAGGAAGACTAAATGAGCTGAAATTCCAAGTGCGCATAGGAACGGAAGCCATCAAGACCGTAGCTGTTAGTAACAGGTTGAGTAGTTTAAATATCGTAGGATAACCAATCTACGGACGAAAGCGAGAAAGCGGACGATACTTGTGCAGGTTCGACTCCTGCTTATCCCTCATTAATGTGAGCCACACATCAATGGCATGGGATAATAAATAATGGTTTCGCCCCGGAGAATACGCTTCGGGGCTTTTAATTAAAAAGATTATGGCAATAGATAAAATCAAAACAGTAGGCCAGCTTAGAAAGGTTATTGAAAATCTTTCTGACGATTACGAAATAGAAATGAGAATCAGGCGCAAATTATCGGATGATGAAATAAAAGAGTTGCATAACAAGTATGGTCGAATATATCCTTATCCATACGAAACTCAATATCCAGAACTAGAATTTGACGATATAGGTGTGTCTGACAAGGTGTTATGCTTGGGAGTTGAATTAAAAAACGAATGAGATGCCATATTACATTAAAAGAACCAAGGTTAAGAAGAAAGACAAGCCTTTACCCTTGTTTGATAAGGCTGGGGTAACAGTAAAGAAGAAGCCGGATTTGAAAGCTAAACTCGACAAGGAGTTTTCCCTTTTTATCCGGCTTCGTGATTGTATGCCGAACGGATATTTCCGCTGTATCTCATGCGGGCAGATAAAGCCTTTCGAGCAGGCAGACTGCGGACATTATTTCAGCCGCACGCATCTGGCTACACGGTTCAATGAAGATAATTGCCATGCAGAATGCCGTCACTGCAACCGCTTCAAAGCCGATCATTTGGAAGGCTATCGGGTGAATCTGATTGCTAAAATCGGGCAACAGAAATTTGATTTACTAAAGGTGAAAGCTGCTAATACTTCCAAAATATCAGATTTTGATTATAAGCAGCTAATCAAGTATTACAAGGCACTTAATAAAAAACTTAGAAAGGAGAAAGGACTATGAGAACAACAATCATTGATGGAATTGAGTATAAGCTTACACCGATAAAGAAAGAAAATAAGACAGTAGCTTTATTTATCCTCACTATGCCCAAAAACAATTCATGGAATGGTAAATGGACTGGAGAAGGAAATTTATATGCCTATTCGCAGGTTGCATTTAGACGTGGAAAGCCAATCTATTCAAATCTAAAAGAAGGAAACTTCTATTATGATTTTGGCGATGGATGGGTAGCAAATGTGGAAGTCAGATATGTTACACCAAGCGAATCTAAAAAAATAATGCGGAAATCTAAAGGTTTCTGTGGATATACTTGGATGTGCGATGAGATAATGAAACTCGGAAGAATCAGAACCGTTACAGAAAGAAGAGCAGACAATGTACAAACTACGTGATTATCAACAGAAAGCATCTGATTCAGCCGTTTCTTTCTTCAGCAACAAGGCAAAGAAAACTAACGCCATCATGGTATTGCCTACAGGATCGGGAAAGTCGCTTATCATTGCGGATATAGCTGCAAGACTTGACGGACATACTTTAGTATTCCAGCCGAGCAAGGAAATACTTGAGCAAAATTTCAAAAAGCTATGCTCATACGGTATTCTCGACTGTAGTATATATTCGGCTTCTTTCAATTCAAAAGAGATAAACCGGATAACATTTGCTACCATCGGATCGGTAAAGAATCATCCTGAACTCTTTACTCACTTCAAGAACATCATCGTTGATGAATGCCACCTTGTAAATCCTAAAGAAGGGATGTATAAGGATTTCTTTGAAGCGGTTAAGTGTAAGGTGTTAGGGCTTACCGCAACTCCTTATAGATTGTCTTCCAGCCGAAACTTTGGCTCTATGCTAAAATTCATCACTCGGACAAAACCTCATGTCTTTTCAGAAGTCATTTACCATGTACAGGTATCGACCTTACTTGATATGGGCTATTTGGCGAAATTGAACTACTACCCGATGAATCCATCGGGATGGAACGAACTCAACTTGAGGGTAAATACTACCGGTGCCGACTACACCGATAAGTCAGTACAAAGAGAATATGAGCGTATAGACTTTTACGGTTATCTCGTCCATATCGTTCAAAGGCTGATGAATCCCAAAGCCGGAGGTAAACGAAAAGGCATTTTGGTATTTACCCGGTTCCTGAAAGAAGCGGAGCGACTAACCTATTCAATACCTGGCTGCGCTATTGTATCCGGTGATACCCCAAAAGCCACTCGTGAAATGATTCTCCAACATTTCAAAACAGGAGAAATACCAGTAGTAGCGAATGTCGGAGTATTGACTACAGGTTTTGATTATCCGGAACTTGACACTGTTGTTATGGCACGTCCCACGATGTCACTTGCTATGTGGTATCAGATAGTCGGTCGGGCTATCCGCCCCCATTCTTCCAAAGAATGTGGCTGGATTGTGGATTTATGTGGTAACATCAAACGCTTTGGCGAAGTCTCTGATTTAAGGTTGTTTGATAGTGGTAACGGTAAATGGGTAGTTTGCTCTAAAGGAAGACAATTAACTAACGTGAGATTCTGAAACTATGGATAAAGGATTTATTAAACTATCTCGCTCATTCTTTGATAACAAGATATGGCAGGCCGCCCGGGCATTTAGTGAGTGCGAAGCGTGGATTGACTTGATACAGGCAGCACGATTTGAGGCATCACCGACTACGTCGCGCATCGGGTGTTATGAAGTAACATGGGAAAGAGGGCAATATCCTGCATCCAATAGATTTCTTGCTAAAAAATGGGGAAGATCTGAACAATGGGTTAAATCTTTCCTCGGAAAACTGAAAAGAGAAAAGATGATTACTACTGATAACAGTCAAGGGATCAATGTGATTACTCTCGTCAATTTTGAAAAGTACAACGGTGAAGTTATGGAAAACCCACCTAACAACCCACCTTGCAACTCACCTAATCAATTGATAGATGGTAATTTACAGGAACTTGTAACCCACCTAGTAACCCAACAAGTAACCCACTTACTAAAAGAGCAACCCACCTCTAACCCAAATAATAAGAAAGAAGAGAATATAAAAGAAACTACTCCTAACGGAGTAGCAAAGAAAGACGCGGCTAAAGCCGCTACTCTCACTCGAAAAAATTCTTTCTACCAGTCCTTAATTCCCTATGTCGGTAAATACCCGAAAGATATGATACGGGCTTTCTTCGATTATTGGTCAGAGCTGAATAAATCAGAAACTAAAATGCGCTATGAGCTTGAAAAGACCTGGGAGTTACCCAAAAGGTTAGCCACATGGGCAAGCAAGGAGAGAATGCTTGCTAAACCGGCTACTGACATCGGGGTAGTTCTCAATAACAATTCCCCTGATAAATACGATTCACCACAAGAAAGAAAATGGGAGGAAAGATGGAACAAATAGACTTCAAAAAAACAATCAACAATCTCAAAGAGACCGGGTTTAATCCCGTCCCTAACCTTGTGAACATAGCGATACCGAATGCAAAAAATGTTCTTTGGTATGGGCTGAACTATTTCACGGAAAATGCTGAATGGTTACCAGAATACGAAGAAATAGCCGTATGGCTTTCCGGAAACAACGGACGTGGGCTTTTATGTCATGGCAATTGTGGACGGGGAAAATCCCTTATCTGTTGGAAGATCATCCCCCTGCTTCTGAATCACTATTGCCGAAAGATAGTAGCCTGCTATGATGCTCAACAAATGAACGCTGATATAGATGGGGTAAAAGCAAAACATATCATCTATATAGATGATATCGGAACAGAGAACCTAAGTGTGAAATTTGGTGAGAAAAGACTTGCCTTCTGCGAAATTGTGGATGAAGCGGAAAAACGAGGGAAGCTCCTGATATTAACCACCAATCTGTCACTTGACGAAATCTCTCAAAAATACGGAGAGCGCACCATGGATAGATTGGTTTCCATTACTACACGGGTAAAATTTAAAGGAAAAAGTTTGAGAAAATGAATGTTACAATATGTTGGAATACCAAAGACCGGAACACTATAGACAAGATACGAAAGAAGTTCGGTATTCCATCCTATATGAGTGTCAACCGAGAAACACCTTGCAATATCAAGGAGGAAGATATGGAACTCCTTAGAGAAACTGAAAAACGAGGATTTATTCAAATTAGAAACAAATAAAATCATGTTAGTAGGAACAACAAACCTTAACACGACGCTAAATTTAGCATACGTGTTAACAGATGTCGTAGAAACTCTTCTCTACGATTTAAGAAGTGAAATGAGAAAGCAAGGCTATGAATTACGTTACAACGCTAAACATAACTTCAACACAGCAATAGCCGCGATCCGGAAATTGAAACAAGATGTAGACAAAACCCAATTCTCCACACAAGAGAACTTTGGAAATGACTCTGATTGTCTCCTAGCCTTCATCCGGTTATTAGTAGATAGATGCGGTGATGATGACAAGAAAATGTTTGCGTTCTATAACTACATCAAGAGTCATCCTTCACAGCTAGGACTTGAATTGTCCGATGAAAAAAGTGTATTCGCCCATATTTTTAATAACTAAAATTCTAGTTTCTAAAATATGAAAATACTCCTAAACATCCTCCTTCTCATAGGAGTGAACATCTTATTTTACCTGTTAGTCTACCGGTTGGCGGACTACTTGATAAATACAATTAAGATATGAAAGATATAGAACTATACAATGACCATTTCCAGAACTACAAAGTTTATGGAATCCCCAAAGCGCAGTTAATTATTGCCGATGTCCCTTACAATCTAGGAAATAATGCGTATGCCTCTAATCCCTCATGGTATGTGGATGGTGATAATAAGAATGGAGAAAGCGATAAGGCGGGTAAAGAATTCTTTGATACCGATAAAGATTTCCGCCCGGCAGAATTTATGCATTTCTGTTCCCAGATGCTTGTAAAAGAGCCAAAGGATAAAGGTAAAGCACCTTGCATGATAATCTTTTGTGAGTTTGAAGATCAATTTCGATACATCGAACTTGGTAAAAGATATGGGTTAAATAATTATATCAATCTTGTATTCCGGAAAGATTTCTCCGCACAGGTCTTAAAGGCAAACATGAAAGTAGTAGGAAACTGTGAGTACGGTTTACTTCTTTATCGTGAAAAACTTCCAAAGTTCAACAATGACGGTCGGATGATATTCAACTGCTTTGATTGGGTAAGAGATAATGAAACGCCCAAAGTGCATCCAACACAAAAGCCGGTTCCACTTCTTCGTAGGTTAATTGAAATATTCACCGATAAAGGCGATGTGGTAATTGATCCATGTGCCGGCAGTGGTTCAACTTTATTAGCTGCCGCCCAGTTGGGACGCAAAGCATACGGATTCGAGATTAAAAAAAAATTCTTTGCTGATGCGAATAAATTCGTATTGCCACAAGTACAGCAAACACTATTTCAATAATTAACCCTTGCAAGTTCTTGAAGAATTATCAAGGATTTACGTAAAACAAATAAAAAAGTATTCAATTATTAGGAATACAACATAGAAGAAAATGAAAGCAACAAAGATTTATTATCAAAAATGTTTCAATCTTGGCAATTACCAGAATGAAGTAGTTGGTATTGAGTTGGAAGTCGGTGACGGTGAGAAAGCCGTCGATGTACTTGAAAAGGCAAAGCAGTTTGTAGACAGTAAAGACTTCCTAGCTGCTGGTATTCAGGAGTATGAAAACAGCTTGCGTATAGTGAATAGTCCTGATGAATATACAGGTAGGCAAGTAAAGGATGCGCAGGCGTTTTTGGATAAATATGATACAAAAGATGATTTACCATTTTAATCATAACTGAATAAATATGAGCGAAATAAAGTTTAGATATAAATTTGATTCAAACGCCTATGTTGTGGATGAAGCATATTTTCTTAAAATAGAACGAATGGCAAAAATGAATGGTGAGAAAATAGAAAAACTTGCCGAAAAGAAATTCAGGAACTATCTCAATGATGGTATGAATCCTATCAAACTGGAATTTAGAATAAGAGGTGTTGAGGAGCTTGTAGGGCATAGCGTTATAACTGAATTGAATTATGGGGAAAGGGGGTATCCGATGTCTGTTCCAGAAAGGATAAAGTATGCAATCGTTGATGATATTGCAGGCTATGTGGAAGAGAAATTTAAGTATTACAAAGATGATTGTCAAATACTTTTTGACAAGATGTATAGAAAGTATGAAGAAGGAATTAAAAAGAAAATTCGATTTTGGAAATATCTTTTTGCCATTACCTTTTTCATGTTGCTAATCGAATGTATTTGTAGAATAGTTCAATAAAATTTAAAAATGAGCAAATCTGAAAAATTAGAATATATAAGAAGTGTAGCTTATAAAAATGAAAGGGTTACTAATTGGCATCTAAGTGATGATTTAGGAATTTTTATAGACAAATTCTATGATAAGAATATAAAACTTAGAGTTGCCCAGAAGCATTTCACTAGATATGCCAATATGTTAGTGAAAGAAGGTTACTTAACCCCTGCAAGCCGTATTCCTTTAGGTTTTGGCAGTTGGAGCGATTATCATACAAGAACTCAAACTGTGTGGAACCTTTCAGAAGATATAAAGAGAATAAAAAATAATTGATTAATAACAAAATTAGAAACGAGCCAATAACGGATGGGACGGTAGAAATCCGGCAATTAAATAGATGTTCACCCATCATGAGGCTCTTAACCTGAATACAAATGAATAAACCGAAAGTAATAGAGAAGTTCGCTGATAATGGTGAACATTCTCATTGGGAACTGATAGACTCGGACACAGGAACAGTGCTTTGGTCAGAGGATTCAAATGTTAATGAGATAATAGAAATAGAAGGATACAAGTTTCGTAGAGGTGATATCTATGATATTTATGATTGCGAGCGTGATAAACAGATGTTCCTTAATCGTGAAGCTGGATTTATAGTCAGGACTTATGGAGATAAAAATCATAAGCCACAGGAATTCAGATTTGGAGAACCTATTGCCTATGAAAGCACCTCATACGATATATACGGAAAGAAAGATAAATGGAAAAAACGAATGAATGAGGCTATTGCTTTATGGAAAAACTCACCTAAATAATAATCGTATAACAATTAAATGATGAACAAAGATCAAGTATGCAGCGAGTGTAAGCTATTTACCAATGAAGATTCATTCGGTGATGGCTGGTGTGAATTTCATCAAAAGGAAACATTCTGTGAGAACGAAGCCTGTGATGATGGAATAGAGATAAGCGGGGATTCTTCCCTAGATAAGGACGACAATGATAACCCTTTAAAATGATACGGCCAAAGCATTACAATTATCACAACCGGTCCCGACCCGCCATGCGAGAAAGGACTATATTAATCACTTCCGTCAGGAGAAGCCACTTGAAGGAATATTCTTCACTGACTTCATCCGGGAAGTACTTGAAAAGAGATCCAGGCGCAAGTCTGAACATTATGCCGCAGTCTACGATGCTATAATCAAACACATCGAAGGCTTTTCTGAAGAATTTGATTGTGACATATTCACCAATTCGGTAACAGCAGAATTCTTAGACGATTTCATTATCTACTTAGAGGACCAAGGTCTGCGGCATAACACGATAGTCGGATATATCGAGAAGATTCAGTCCCTTGTTCGACGAGCATCGCAATATAACTATGCAGTAGATGTTACCTATGATGAAATTGATTTGAAATGTGAGCCTACAAATGCGGTATTCCTTTCAATGAATGAGATTACTAGGATATATTACTATAAGTTTGAAAGGCAGGATAAGCGGAAAGCAAAGGAAAGAATCAGGGATATGTTTATACTCGGTTGCCTTACTGCCTTGCGTTACTCTGACTATTCGAGACTGACAAGCCAGAACCTGATAAACGGTTATATAGTGATCCGGACAAAGAAAACGAATGTAGATGTCAAGGTCCCGGCGCATGATTATGTGAAGGAAATCTATGCCAAGTATGGTGGTTTCATCCCAAGAGGGTTGTGTATTCAATACGTCAACAAGTATCTGAAAGTTATAATGAAGGAAATCGGTTTGAATGATCTGGTGACTTACTCTTATACTAAAGGTGGTAGACTTATTACTGTTACCCGTGAAAAGTGGGAGCTTATCAGTAGCCACACAGCCCGAAGAAGTGCGGCGACAAATATGTATCTCACCGGCCGGATGAAAACACTAGAGATAATGAATCTTACGGGACATCGGACGGAGCAAAACTTCTTCCGGTACATCCGGTTAACAGGTGATGATACAGCCCGGTCCATTTCGGGAGATATGTTTTTTAGAAAATGATAAATCAAATAATAAATTCAAATGGATAAACTAGATCAGAACCTCTATGCTGAAGCTATGAAAAAAGCACTAAGGGTCGATTTTATTTCAAATAGCCAAGAGCTTAGATCGTACGCCATAGCTATCTATAACGCTTCAATATGGGGTAGGGAAGTAGATAAGAAAAATAAAGCCATTCTCAAAAGGAATAGGTTTTTAAAATAGAAAGGGAGAATCTGCGAGCACGACCAAGCATTAATTCTCCCAAATCTTACACGATTATGATACAAATATACTATTTACTTTTAAAATAATCGTGCTATGGTAAAAGAATTTTCAATAGTTTCAGAACTGGAATCAATCAGAGAAAAAAAACGGAGATTATTAGAAAGAGAGAGTGAATTATCTACTCCTTTATTGAAGGATTCAGATCTAATTCCAGTTGTACATGAAATGTTCAAAGATATACTTTCAGAGATAGATCCCCTCCCTGATGTTGAGAGTATTACACAGAGAAAGAAATTTCTTTTTATTATTCTATTCTTATTCGCTCCAAGTGTATTGGCGGGTGGTCGTATGCCTAATGGAGTGAGAAAGGTTCTTGAAGAAGTTTTCCCTAACGTTCGACCTTGTACTATATCGAACAATATTGCAGATGTTTCTTTTCTCTATCAACAATATAAGGACTTCCGGCAGGATATAGAGTATCTTTACACCGAAATAATAAATCGTTTGAAATTCAAAGGGCTAATCAATTAGTGAGCCGGAGCACTAAACTCCGGCTCTTTTATGTTACTAACTTTGATTGGTGGAATTATTGTTTTAAGTATGTTTTTTATAAGCTTTTGAGCTTTTTCTGTTACTGGACGATAGTTTGTATGTTGAATTGATGTTCCACTTTTAAAATCAATATAGACTGCATACATATTATCGCATTCTTTTATCAGTTTGTTGAAGTCCTTTAAATTTGAATATCTAGATTCGTAACTATGTAGAAAATCTCCTAAATCGTTGATAGATTTAAGAGCATTTCCATATTCTCCTTCTGCCTCATAGCTTCCATCCATTTCAATATCTTTTTTACATTTGATTAGACAGTTTATTAATTCTTTGTCTAAATTATTGCATATTTCAAAAAGTGATTTTGAGAATTCGTGTTCATTAAGTAATTCCATTTTAAATGCCTCTAACGAGCTATTATATTTTGACTCAACTGATTTAATGCTGTCGGTGATACCTTTAATATCCTGTTTTGTGGCAAGATTTTCCCCTTTCTTCTTAAAGAAGGCAATTATATACTGAACTAATCCTGAAATAATCGCGAATAGTGTAAATTGTAACCAGTATGGCATAGCTATTTTTCTTTTTTAATTTTAGTTTTTCGTTCTAATTCTCCCTTCCTGATTATGCAAACAGCATTTTCATAAGGTTCTTCTGTCTTTTGCCAGTAGTTCAGAAGTGATTGCCGGGCTATTCCAAGTTCCTGGCTTGAAAATACATCATAGATGGCAGCAGGTGAAGCAAAATATCTATGCTTACCAGTTGTTTTCATTTCTACGTGTATAACTCTTCTTTTATCTTCCTTTTCCATGGTGCAAATATACGCATATAATTAGTATGTGTTACGTAAAATAATATATTTATAATTTATTAACTATATAAATAGTATCATACGTATCGTAATATACTATCTTTGCATCACCAGAAACGAAGTAATAACAATTAAAAGATATACGATTATGAAAGCAAGAATGAGTGATAAGGTGAGAGGTAGTTTGATAGCTCAAATTATGGGTGAAATGAAATCAGCAGCTATACTGCAAAACAAGCCTTTTGATGAAGGTGTATTCTTTAATCTCGCATTTATGGCCGATAAAGAGTTATTGAAAGTTTCAAAACTTTGCGGCATTAAATAATATAACATCAACCGGCAGGGCGAAAGCCCTGCGTAATATAGAAAACTATGCCAAAACAAGAACTTGAAAGCAATATGACAAAGGTAGCAGGCGTACTAGTTGAAATAACGATCAGAGGCAAAAAGTCTTTTACCTTCTCTTTTGAGGGTAAAAATGAGGTAGCAGCAAAAAAGATCCAAAAATATTTCGCCCCTGTAACTTTAGAATATGACTACGATGAAGAGTGTGATTTGACTTGTTTATATATGAACCTTTAATAACACGATTATGAAAACAAAAGTATCAGTTATTAAACAAAGAATGATAGAGAAATTCATCATGTCAGAGTTTGTGCAAGGCAACTTAGATACAAAAGAAGAAGTTAGTTCTATGCTTATCTTGATTCAAAAGAAACTGAATATGTCAGTTGAACAGGCTGGCGGGTTTATGAAAAATGCAGTTGGTATTAACGCTTAAAGATATACGATGATGAAAATAGGTACAATACAGGTGCAGATTTACGCCCCTAAGTTCTTAAACTGCCAACCAGATTTGATGAATCAGCCTTTTGCCATAGATGGACAAAACAGGGATAGGGTGTTCACAGAAGAAGAATATCACCGTATTTTTAAGAATTATCCATATCCATTTGTAGATGGTGCTTACATGCATAAGTTTAAAGCAAACGGTTATGATTGTTACACTAAGTATATGTTTATAAAACAAACAATTTAAATGATTATGAACTCAATAAATAAAGACGGTTGCAGTGTATGCCAACCAGGTAAAGAGAATTACTGCACCTACAGCACTAAGTTGAAAGGTAAGAGAGTGAAAATGTATCAGTACGACTACCGTACTGAAAGTGGCGATCTGTTTGCTACAGTAGCCCCGACGCTGGTAGAATGCAGAGAAAAGCGTGATACTTGGTTAAATATCAAACATTCGGCTGATTGTTCGTCTTGAAATCTAAATCTATTTCGTTATCTTTGGTTGTGATAGTATCTTTGAGGTACTATCGCGGGGTAGAGCAGTGGTCAGCTTGTCGCTTTGACTTGGCGAAGGTCCGGGGTTCGAATCCCTGTCCCGCAACTACGATTATTAACTTTTAAAATTGACACGATTATGAACGTATTGACGTTTTCGATTAAGCAAAAGTATTTTGATGAGATTTTAGCAGGTAAGAAAACTCACGAATACCGTGAAATCAGACCTACCAACGCAAAGAAGTATATCACTTACCTATGTGGCGGTAAAGAGTATAAAGCTGATGAAGAACTACCTGAAGAGGGCGAAATAGAACTGAAGCCTATCAAGTACGATGCTATTAAACTTCTTACAGGCGAATACAAAGGCAAACGTCCGTATATCATCATTGAAGTTAAGAACGCAGAAGCATCAATCCTCACAGACGAAAATGGTGACGATATTGTTTATGAGTATCAGGGCGAAGAATATTTAGCTGCCCAAATGGACTATACTTTAGGAAAGGTGTTAGAGAAACATATAGATTGATTGTTTAATTTAAAAATTATTGCTGAGTCGCAAGAAGAGTAAACAGAGTAGCCGGACCGCGCAGAAACATGAATGGCGCAGGGGCTGGCGGTAGATTAGTAGCCAATCGTAGGGGGACGGCAAGTGCCACCCAGTTAGGTTCACGTAGACAGCGTTACAGTGACCTCCGTGTTTCATTTGGATTATCAGGTGGTTAGCTATGAATAAGGTAGAGCAAGCGAACCAGTATATAAACCTCATTCGGGTAAAATCGAGTGAGGCTTTACTGTTTTTATCTTTAGGTAAAGATTCACTTGTTTTACTTGATTTAATCTATCCAAAGTTTGATCGTATCGTATGTGTCTTTATGTACTTTGTTAAGGACTTGGAGCACATTAACCGGTGGATTGGCTGGACTAAAGCCAAATATCCAAAGATTGAGTTCGTGCAAGTACCTCACTGGAACCTTACTTACATTCTTCGTGGCGGGTTGTATTGTGTCCCTAATCCAAAAGTAAAGTTGCTGAAACTTGCGGATATAGTACAAGCTATGCAGTTAAAGTATGGTGCTTGTTACACATTCTTGGGAATGAAAAAAGCCGATGGCATGAATAGACGTTTGATGCTGAAAGGGTATGAATCCAACGGTTACGAGAATAACGGTATGGTTTATCCTTTGGCTGATTGGACGCAAAAGGATATTCTTGCTTACATGAGGCAGCACAACTTACCAGAACCAATCCGATATTCACTCAAAGCTAGTTCGGGAGTAGGCTTCAACCTTGATTGCATGCTTTGGATGGAGAAGAATTACCCGCAGGACTTACAGAGAATTTACAAAGTTTTCCCGATGGCTGAAAGAGTGCTTTGGGAATATTATAACAAACAAAATTAATAGGAGGAATGCCGAGTTAGAAGAAGAAATAGAACCGAATCACTATCACAAAGGATTTCACGTCTTAATAGAACGAATGAAGCGTATAATCTTGGAGTGAATCGTAGCCGATATGAAGCTAATAACGCCCGAATAACAAAGGCTACTTTAAATGTAAGTCGCAGATTAGCTTCAAGAGGTTTAAGCAACGGCTAACATGGAACTAAGTAAATACATAAAGAGCGAATCGGTAGAACTTAATCGTTCTGCCATTCACTTTGCAGACTATAATCCTCGTAAACTGTCGGACGAATCCCGTAAGACATTAAAGCGTGGTATCAAGAAGTTCGGATTGGTCGGTGGAATTGTAGTGAACAAGCGTACCGGGCTTACCGTAGTCAGCGGACACCAGCGTTTATCTGTCATGGACGAATTGCAGAAGTTCCCCGATAACGACTACAAAATTCGTGTCGATGTCATAGACGTGGATGAAAAGCAGGAGAAGGAATTAAATATTCTGATGAATAACCCGAACGCGCAAGGTACATGGGATTTCGATGCACTTGCACAAATTGTTCCTGATATTGACTGGAAAGACGCTGGTCTGACTGATGCTGACTTAAATATGATTGGCGTTGACTACCTATTGCAGACAGAAGAGGAAAACTCTATTGCGGACGCTCTGTCTGATATGATGTCGCCTGTTACCGAACTGAAAGAAGCAGATAAAGCCGCTAAGCAATTAGAACGTGCCGAAAAGGTTTCCCACATGAAAGAAGTCAAGCAACAGGTAAAGGAGAATGCACAGAAGCAAGCCGAGAATATGGATGCCTATGTAATGCTCTCCTTCGATACTTATGCAGCTAAAGCGGCTTTCTGTGAAAGATTCGGTTATGATTCGGATATGAAGTTTATCAAGGGAGAAGTCTTTGATGAGCAAATTGAAAGAATAGATTAGTAACTTAAAATTAGGAGAATTGCCGAGTCAGAAGAAGAAAAACGGTGAAACAACTCGAAAATCAATATGAAAGATTGAGAAACAGTGAACACATGCTTGGAAGAAATGCTCTAAGGAATGAGTTAAGAGTACGAAACGCTTTTATCAATACAAGAAGCAGGATGGAAAAAACAACCGCGAGCAGAGGTTTAAGTAACGGATAAGATTATGAGCAATAGTGAATCTCAAAATACAAAAGGTCGTGGAGGAAGAAAGCCTAAGTTTGACTATACAGACAAAGACTTTCTTTCTCTCATAGAATCGTATGCAAAAAGGGGGTTCACAGATAAGGAAATTGCTTTTGCTGTAGGATTGGCTCCACAGACATTTTGCGAGAAGAAAAGTCAGTACTCTGAATTAAGTGAAGTATTAACGCGCGGGCGGGCGACTATAACTGCAACAGTCCGGGCAAAGTTTCTAGCTATGGCTTTAGGTGGTGTCAAGACAAAAAGCACCACTATCAGAAAGATTAAGGACAGGGACGGGAATTTAACAGGTGAAGAAGAAGTTCAAGTTGTAGAAGGTGAGCTGGCTCCCAGTTTACAGGCGCAGTCTGTTTGGTTGTATCATTATGATGAAGATTGGAGGAAGGTTGAACGTAAGCAGGATGAAGAAGCTGATATTCCTACCGACATAAACCGCGGCATCAGTATTGATTCCTGGATTAAAGATAAGCTGAAATGATAGAACCCCAGATAATATATCATCCGTTGTATGAGGATAAGGATAAGTTCATTATCCTTATTACCGGTGGGCGTGGATCCGGAAAGTCTTTCAACGCTTCCACCTTCATAGAGCGTCTGACCTTTGAAATGACGGAAGCAGAGAAGATAATACATCAGATTCTCTACACCCGTTACACGATGGTTTCCGCTGGCATGTCTATCATCCCGGAAATGATGGAAAAGATAGAACTTGATGGAACTACCAAGTATTTCAAGACCACCAAGACGGATATAGTCAACAAAATGACTAAGAGCCGTATCATGTTCCGGGGTATCAAAACTTCTTCAGGAAATCAGACGGCAAAACTGAAATCCATTCAGGGTATTACTACCTTTGTTTGTGATGAAGCGGAAGAGTGGACGAATGAAGAAGAGTTCGACAAAATTATGCTCTCCATTCGTAAGAAGGGGATTCAGAACCGGATTATCATCATAATGAATCCTTGTGATTCCAATCACTTCATCTACAAGAAATACATTGAGAACACTCACAAACTGGTAGAGATTGACGGTGTGCAGGTTCAAGTTTCAACACATCCGAACGTACTTCATATTCACACAACCTATTTTGATAATTTAGAGAATCTTTCACCAGAATTTCTAAAAGAGGTGGAAGGTATGAAGATAAACGATCCGGATAAATATGCTCATGTAGTTATTGGTCGTTGGGCTGACGTTGCTGAAGGTGCCGTGTTCAAGAAATGGGGCATCGTGAAAGAATTCCCTTCTTATGCTAAGAAAGTTGCTCTTGCTTCCGATTGGGGGTACACAAATGACCCATCAACCGGTGTACGCTGTGGAATTGTCGACAATAGGCTTTATGTGGATGAATTATTCTATGAAACAGGTATGCTGACTAATGCCATTGCGCAAAAACTCAAACCGTGGGGATTGAAAGTTTATGGGGATAGCGCAGACCCTCGTTTGATACAGGAAATTAAAAATAGAGGTGTGAATATCTATCCGGTAGATAAGTTCCCCGGCTCTATCAATGCAGGTATTGACAAGATAAAAGAAATGGAATTGTTCGTTACAGAACGCTCCTATCACATTATAGAAGAACTTCGTAAATACGTTTGGGATAAAGATAAAGACGGGCATTATATCAATGAACCTATAGATGCTTGGAATCACTGCATTGATCCGATAAGGTATTATATCTTGGGGCATATACTTGGACGCATTTTGAAGCCGAAAGATTTAACAGGAATATTCACACACTAAAATTATAGATTATGCCACTAAATTTAGAAGAAATATTAGCTCTACCAGACATTGGGCAGAAGATAAACTACCTGAAGAAAGGTAGGAAGACTGAACTTCCCGACCGTTGCAAACTGTGGGATGATTGGAATCCGGAACGCCATGAAATCATGATTGACAAGGAGAAGTACCCGGATAGAAAGGTTCTTGAAAAGGAAGCGGAAAAAGCTTTCGATGAAAAGACCGGAAGAACCTATGAAATCGAAGCACGATACAAGACCGAACCAGTAAACCGCATCTCCATTCCTTTGGAACAGGATATAGTCAACATTCAAACCGCTTTCACTGTTGGTACCGAGCCTTCCATAGATTGCACTCCGACTGATGATGACGAAAAGAAACTGTTGGATGCGGTCAAAGCTGTATTCAAGTCCAATAAAATCAAGTATCAGAACAAGAAGATAGTCCGTGCCTGGCTTTCCGAACAGGAAGTAGCCGAGTATTGGTATGTTACCGATGATGATTCGTTCTGGGCGAAGTTCTGGAAGAAAATCAAAACTACCTTTGGAGGGAAGGTAAAGCCGACCAAGAAACTGAAAATTTTATTTTTTTCGCCATTCAGGGGTGATAAGTTATACCCATTCTTCAACGATGAAGGTAAGATGATTGCTTTTTCTCGTGAATATAAGAAAAAGCTCATGGATGATTCAGAAATCACCTGCTTTATGACTATCACAGACAAAGCGGTCTATCAATGGGACTTATCTAAAGGGTATGAAGAAAGAACACCTTTCGTTCATGGATTCCCGAAACTGCCGGTTATCTACGCTTACCGTCCTGAATCGTATTGCAAGAAGATTAAGACCTTCCGTGTTCGACTGGAGAAGTTGCTTTCTAATTATGCGGATTGTATCGACTATCACTTCTTCCCGTTGCTGAAACTGATTGGCGATGTCGAAGGTTTCATGGGTAAGGTTAAGGACAGAATGGTTAAACTCACAGGAGAAGGTGCAGACGCTCAATATCTGACGTGGAATCAGGTTCCGGATACGGTAAAATTTGAAGCGGAAACTCTGACTAATATGGCCTACGATATGTCGAACACTCCGCGTATTTCTTTTGAGACATTGAAAGGTGTGGGCAAGACATCCGGTACAGCTTTCCGCTTTATGTTCATGGGCGCACACATGAGTGTGAGTAATCATGCGGAGATAATCGGTGAATTCTTGCAACGAAGGGTGAACTTCCTTGTTTCGGCTTTGGGTACTATCAACCCTTCCGAGTTCAACAAGGCATCGCAGACGATCGACATAGAAACAGACCTCGTTCCGTTCATGATTGACGATTTGAGTGACAAAGTTACTACTGCTGTCTCCGCTGTCAGTGGAGGAGTGTGGTCTACACGTGAAGGAATTATGTTTGCTGGGAACGCTGATAGGCTGGATGAAGAGCTGAAAGAGATACAGGAAGAACAGGCTGCAAAGAATGCTCAAATCGGAAATAAAGAACAAAAAACAGAGGGTTGGTCAGAAAAATCACGGGATTTATAATTTTGTTATATGAAAAATAGAACATTTAGCGGTGATCCGATAGGGGTGCCGTTATTTTTACCACATTGTTAAAAGTAACAAAAACGTTACTTATTTTTATGAGCTATACTTGTTTTGTAGTAACAAAAACGTTATCTTTGTGTTGAATTTAAAAGCTCATTGAAATTATGAAAGTATCAGAGTTAGTAAGGATGCTAACGAAGGCTGGCTGTTTCATTCATCGTCATGGTGCTAATCATGATATTTGGTATAGTCCAATAACCAAACAGACTTTTCCAGTACCAAGACATGAGAGTCAAGAGATGAGAGACGGCACGCTAAAGAGCATTAAGAAGATGGCGGGGATTTAATCCCTGCCACTTACTTACTAAATTGAGAAAACATATTTCAATGGCTTTTAAATTTAAAATCAAAAACAAAGAGTTATGAAAATACTTGCTATTATTGAAAAGGGGACAGATGGTTTATATTCCATCTATTCAGATGATATGCTTCTTAATCATGGGTTGGGCGGATATGGTTCAAGCGTGGAAGAGGCAAAAGCTGACTTCATGGAAAGTATTAAAGAAGCAAAGGAAATGATTACAGAAGAAGGTAAGCCCCTTTCTAATGAAGTGGAGCATATAGATGTAACTTTTAAGTACGATCTCCAATCTTTCTTTAATTACTTCGATTGGATTAATGTGAGCCAGTTTGCTAAAAAAGCAGGAATCAATGAGTCTAAAATGCGCCAATATAAAAACGGGCTGGCATTTGCTGGAGAATCAACAACAAAGAAGATTCTCGATACCATAAAGAATATCGGAGCAGAGTTACAATCTGCGACTTTATAAATTCAGAGCTTTTAAATTCAAAATTAAGGCGTGAGGCTTCGGCTATTCACGCCTTTTTAGTTTTATTTCTTCACAATCTTTCCTTGGTGAATTCTATATCACTTAATTATATTCCTTTCAACTATTTCCTTTCTACTTTTATACCGAATACCGAACCTTTTATCTATTGTTCGGTATGGGAGCTTTAAATATTTACCAATCGTCTGCATTGGTTGTATTTTTACTCTCACGAATTTTAAATAACAATTTAATTCATACGGTATGAATATTCAAGAACTTATTTTGACAGGACTGCAACAGAAATTCACTGGGGTGGACACTGCTATCTTAACCCGAATTGCCACTAAGAAGGCAGAGGGTGTAACGGACGAGACAAAGGTAAACTCCATTGTTGAGGGTATCAGCTTCTCGGACGTGCTAAATTCCTATGGTGATTTCCGTGCCGGGGATGCTTCCAAGACCGCAGTTTCCAACTACGAGAAGAAGCATAACCTTAAAGACGGTAAGCCAGTCGAGACTACCACTACTACCACAACCACCAAAACGGAGGAAAAGCCAGATGATATGGCTGCCATTATTGCCAATGCAGTGAGTGCAGCCGTAAAACCACTTTCCGATAAGATCGCTCAATTTGAAACGGAAAAGTCACAGGCTACCCGACAAGAGCAGATTCTTGCCAAGGCTAAGGAGTATGGTATTCCCAAAAATTACGCCAAGAGATGCGCCATCAAAGACGATGAGGACCTGGATACCTATTTCAAGGACTTGAAACAGGAGTTTGCTAATGACGGTTTCAAAGGCGTAACCCCTCCAGAATCAGCAGAGACGAAGATTGAGAAAGAAGTTGAATCTATCGCCAAGATGATTGATGAAGGAACGAAAACTATTGTTGAACAAAACAAAAATTAATTATGTCAGCAGGATTTAAGTATGAATTAGTTCCGCCTATCGAGCAAGAGGAACGTTACGATGTCCAAACCGGCATCCGCAGACGTGGGCCGTTCAAACTTGATACGCAGAACTTGGTAGTGGGAAGCTATCTTCCCGGATTTACACCAATTTGTGCAGACTTGAAAAACAAGTTTGCTTATGCGGTTATCAATGTGAGAGTTATCGAAGCATACACTTCTGGCACAAGCATCAAAATCGCCAAGAACTCTTTAGCCTATGTGGGAATGTTCATTGGCAATGGTACTAAAGGTGCGGAAGTGACAGCAATCGACAAGACTAACAAAGATTATGACGTATTGACTATCAAAGATGCTTTTGGTGAGAATATCGCCAAAGATGAAGTTCTCTTCCAAGCAATCGCAGTAGACGGACTGAAACAAAAGTACGTTTCAAACTCTGCTTTGTATGAGAGAACGAAAGTGGAAGATGGTATCGTATTGGTTGCGCTGCTTCGCACAGCCGCAGAAATTGAACCTTCAAAGTTGGTTATGCCATTCTCCGAGAATGATAAGGCTAACATGAAGGGATGGTTTGAATTTAACGAGTAAGGAGGTAAAATATGTTTTTAACAATCCAAACATTATTCGATGATCCCGGTATAGTTTCCGCTATCATCAGACGTGTAAACCAAACACGTAAAGATACAATCTATTGGCAACAGTATCTTACTTTCCGCAGAGTAACCACTCGTATATTCAAAGACTATATCGGTTCTGTATCTGGGGTAATGGCCGGTTCTATCAACTCACGTTTCGGGGAGAAGCCAATCCGTGAACGTCGGAATATCGGTTCTGGTTATGGTGAAATTGCCTATCTGGGCGATGCATATCAAATGTCCATTGACCGACTTTCCGAATTACAAGATTTAATCGACAAGTTCAACCAGGCTAGACCAACGGGTCAGAATGCCGCTTTGGAAGAAATCGTAAACTTTCTGGCAGACGACTACCGTCAGATTACTCTTGCGGCTCACAAACGTATGGATATTATTGTCGGTGCATTGCTAATGACCGGTGAAGCCACCGTTTACAATAAGGATGCTGCTATCACTTCCGGCCAAACCGACAACAAACTGTTGGAGATCGCCCTTCCGTTTAATTTCGTTAAGCCTACAGCTGGAGATATAATCGTTGATGGCAAGAATATGTTTATTTCTTATCTAAGAGAAAAGCTCCATTCTTTAGCTCCGGACTTTGGTACCTATGCCAAAATGATTATGACCCGTACAACCTTCAACAAGAATGTACTCGGCTCTTCTGAATTTGGCGAACAGTACAAGATGATTCTCGGTACTAACGAAATGAAATTGAATACTGGCTTGATTTCTTCTTCATTGGCTTCCGAAGTATTCACCGGTATCGGTCTGCCACGTATTGAAATCAAAGAGGATTATGTGAAAGATCAGACCGGAAAGAATGTACAGATTTATGCGGATAACCGCATTACTTTGCTTAACGGTGATGAAGTAGGTTATATGCGCCACCACACCCCATACGAATCAACCGACCCAGTATCAGGTCGTACTTATGTTCCATCAGAGGGTCAGATGCTTATATCCAACTATCGCGACAAGAACGGTCGTTATATGGAATATACGGCAGAATGGATTCCACAAATTACCAATCCGGATTTGATTACCAATTTTGACTTGAGCGAAATTGCATCAATCCAGTCAGCATAAGGAGGGGATATGAAAGTAAAGGTTATATCTGTTTTCCGCGACAAATTCACCGGACAATATTATAATCCGGGAGAAGTGATTGAAGTCCATGAAGAATCCCGTGTATTGGATATGGAAAACCGCAGACTTGGCGAACGGATTGAAGTGAAGGTTCCTGAAGAAAAGAAGGAGGTGAAAATTTCCCTTTTTGAAAAAGAGTTCGAAAAAAAGACTTTGATTGATGCTTTGAAATCTATCGGTGTACAGGCTTCCGGTAACATGAAAGAAGAAACTCTTTTGGGTAAGGTTGCAGAATTTGATGAAGAATCAACTGCCAAGCTGAAAGAAGCATTAGGAATTGAGTAAGGATAGGGTAGTTTACTCTACCCTTCCATTGTATAATTTTTAAATCAGTAAAGAAATGAAGAATTTTATTTTTGCCATGTGTGGCTTATTTATGATGTCTTTGGTTTCGCTTAGTGTACAGGCATCAAGCGTCGAATCTTTCGAGTGTGAATACGTAGCCCCATCGGTTGATGTTGGTTTGTCACCTATTCAGTTTTTCACCTTAGAAGCTGCTCCGACTGATTGCGTTGTATTGTCAGTTCTACAACCAATCTTTATAACTACAGATAGTCCGGCGATGCAACCAGCAACTATTACGGCAATGCAAGGAAAACAAATTTCAGTTCCTAAGTGTCCGTTCCGATATATTTACAAATCGAAGTATTGTACGCATTATAGCTACACTGCATACAGCAGACTGATTATACCATAATTAAAATGACAGTGAACGACTACATACAGCAAAAATTTCAGTCTTTCAGTATTCACTTATCGGAAACTGATCTTTTGGATATGTGTCTGAACGCGAAGATTAGCGGAGAGGATGAAATGAATAAGGAATCCTACAATATCGTTTCTGTGGCAATTGCGAAGTTCATCCCCTCTCTCCTACTCCGTGCCACTTCAATCAGCGAAAACGGCTTCTCTATGTCTTGGAACATTCAGGGTATTAAGGACTACTATTCATTTCTGTGTAAACAGTACGGATTGAAAGACGAATTAAGTAACAAGCCTAAATGTACCTTCTTATGATATTTGCTCCACACATATTGCAGGTAAAGGTTATCACCCCGATGGATAAGGATGAGTTCGGCAGACCCATTCCCGGAACAGGTGGTGAAAGCTGGCAGGATGTATGTAAGTGTCGCTGCGACGATAACACTACCAAAGAGTTTAAGTCAGAAAACGGCTCTGTGTATCGCCCGAATTACCATGTAGTGTGTGAGAAGAGAATCACTGTTAAGGCTGGTGACGAAGTGCGCTGTATGGACAGTGAGAACGTGAGAGGTCAAGGTGAGGTTTACACGGTTAAGAGTACAAACCACTTTAACTATTCGGAACTATGGATGTAGATTTCGATTTTTCCGATGTCGACTCCTTTTTCAATGAAGGAGAATGGGAAGTTGAAAAGAAGATGATTGATGTAGGTGATGAAGCTGTGAAACATGCAGAGGAACACGGCAATTATAAAGACCATACATTGACTCTAAGAACGTCCAATGATTACGATGTTGATAAAGACGGTCTGACACTGAAAAATGAAGCGGAATACGCTTCATTCGTGGAATCTAAAGGATTTGATGTTTTGAGTAGTGCCGCTTTATATGCGGAGAAACGATTAAAAGAAGAATTTGAACGATGATAGTAACTACCGACATAGCAAATATTCTTTACCGAGATTGCAAGTCTTTCGAAATCGACATTGTTCCCAGCGGTGAAACACTGACAGGTGAATTGAGATCCGAAAGAATTGTCATTCACGCGAAGAAGCAACAGCCGGGTACTTATTGGAAGAAGTCTTTTGCCGAAGTGAATCTTTGTGTGCCCGATTTAAGTGAGAATGAAGCGAATACCATTCGTTTGAATGAGCTTGAAAGAGAAGCCATGAAACATTTCGATGATGTGGTAAGCACCTATGACGGAACTACTTATCGTTACTCTATCGAATCAATCGGTACAGAAGCGGACACAGCTTTAAAGTGTCATTTTGTAAATGTGAGAATTTTATTTGAAGTATTAAATGTAAAATAGATAATTATGAAACCATTTATTGGAATTAAGCAACTTTGGTACGGTGATGTTATTACAGCAGCCGTAACAGCCACTACGTTAAAGACGTGGCTCACTTCTGCAACAGAAGTAAAGAACTCACATCAAGATACGTTCCAGTACACGCAGGATGATCCGAGTGTAACGGACTATATCAATGAACTGACAGGAAAACCATATTACCGCGATATGACCAATCAAGGTAATAAGACTATTGCTTTCACTATCGGAGAATACGCATTTGAAGATAAGGTAGCGTTGCAAGGCGGTAAGTTAGTCAAAGAAACTAATACCGTAGTGGGATGGGAAGCTCCCGATACTCCAGGGCTTGTCTACAAAGCTGTTGTCGGCAAAACGAAGACAGGAAACTATGTAGTGTTCACCAATGCCGGAATAGTCGGAAAGACAAATATGGCAGAAAAAAACATGGGACTTGGTGTTTCAGCCGTTGCAATGGATAATGCAACTGAAGGTGTTGCGGATGAATACTGGTTTGATGGAGAGAAAGTAGATGCCCCATCGGCATAATAGGTAAAATAGTAATGTTTTCAGGATGGCGGTGGGTGATTGCTCACCGCCTTTTAAAAATAATATGGAAAAGGCTTCAAAAATAGTAAGTGCTGCTGTCTTGGGGAAAGACTTTGAGACGGTGTTTGTGAATGGCAATGCCTATGTGATTAATCCTCCTACAATTCATAAAATAGCAGGGTTCGGGTATTACCTTTCCGATTTGGAAGAAGGCAACACGATATTGGATATGCTACGTTCATTAAAAGATATAGGTGCGGCTTCCCGCGCTCTCTCATGGCTCATAAAGGGCGATGAAAGTCTATGCGAAGAACTATCTAAGGGGACACTCGATGAAGTCGTAGAAGCCCTTTCTATAGGATTTTCCATGATTTCCGCTGAAAATTTTTACAAGCTGTCAGTTTTAGCCAAGAACGTAGCTCTACTGACAGCAAAGCAGAAGCAGTAGGGAATAACTGTTTACTCGGACAGATTGCAACGTTCATGGAATCCCTGCATCTGTCATATAATGAAGTAATCTATAAGATACCGTACAGAAACTTGGTTATCATGCAAAAGGATAAACTTCATACTTCCTATGGGGATGTTATGGAAGAGGTTTCAGAAGACGAGTTTTTCAGAAGAAAAGGTAGTAATCCGTTAAAGAAGTGATATGTCGAAATTATATTTCAAGGTAGCAAGTGACTGGGAAGAGGTTGTAAGACTCCGCAATGAGATAGCGAAGTTAAAGCAGGAACTAAAAAACATAGATAGTACGCAATCTCCCACCACATTTAAAACTCTAAACACGCAATTAGCGGCATCCAACCAAAGATTGGATGAATTAGTAACTAATGCTGCTAAAGCGGGGGCAGAAATGGAAGGGAGTTTCAAAAAAAAGATCTTTGATGCCTCGCAGACAATCAATGGGTTTACAGAAAAGATTATTGCTCAAAAGAGTACCATTAAGGGCTTTGAACAAGACTTGAGGGCTTTACAAGAAGAATATCGAAAGATCACCAAAAACGGTGGCAAGAATCAAAATGCACTTGATTCTATACATCGTATGAAGAATATCATTACAGAAGAAAAAGACGCACTGTTCACTCTCACCCAACAACAAGCCGAAGCACGTCTTTCTGTAAAAAGACTCCGTGACGAATATGCTCTCTATAATGATAATGCCAAAAAGGTCGTAGAAAAAAATAATGGTATTGCAATTTCTTGGAAGAAGGCGGTGGCGGTTATTGGTGGTACTGGTATACTGAAAGCGTTAGGTTCTGAAATGATTCGTATACGTGGTGAGTTCCAAGCCGCTGACACAGCTATTCAAACTTTATTAGGGAACAAGGAGAAAGCCGATACACTCATGGCTCAAGTCCGTGAATATGCAAAGATTTCCCCGTTGGAATTTTCTGATGTAACGAAAGCTACACAAATGATGCTTGGTTTTAATATCGAAGCAGAAAAAGTGCCCCGTTACCTCCAGGCTATTGGCGATGTATCTATGGGAGATACACAAAGATTCAATTCTCTTACTTTAGCTTTCTCCCAAATGTCCGCTGCTGGCAAATTGATGGGACAAGATTTAAACCAAATGATAAATGCTGGATTCAACCCGTTGCAGATGATTTCCGAGAAAACGGGAAAATCTATCGCTACTCTCAAGGAGGAAATGTCTAAAGGTGCCATTTCCGCTGAGATGGTGCAACAAGCTTTTCTTGATGCCACTTCTGCCGGTGGTAAATTCTACAATATGTCCGAGAACGCATCCAAGACTATTAATGGTCAAATCTCTATGATGCAGGATGCTTTGGATAACGTTTTTAACGAACTGGGAACAAAAGGCGAAGGCGTTATCATGGGAGCTATTCAGACTACCACTTCCTTAATTGAGAACTACGAGACGGTAGGTAAAATACTTGCAGGTTTGATTGCTACCTATGGAACCTATAAAGCTGCTCTTATTATAAACATAGCTCTTACCCGTAGTTGGGCTGTAGCTGCACGAGCAGATGCAGTTGCAAAAGGTATCCAGACCATAGCGACAAAGGCGCAAACTGTTGCTCAACTGGCTTTGAATGCTGCAATGAAAGCTAATCCTTATGTTTTGGCTGCAACCTTAATTGTTGGCGCTGCAACTGCTATGTGGGCTTTTCGTGATTCGACAACTGCAGCGGAAAGGGCTCAAAAGAAATACAACAAGACAAAAGCAGATTCTTTACAGAAAGAAGAAGAGCATAAATCCAGGTTAGAGGAACTAATAGCAACCATTCAAAACGAATATACCTCTTCCATGAACAGAGTGAAGGCTATAGATGCCATAAAAAAAGAGTATCCTTCTCTGTTTCAAAAATACATAGACGAAAAAGGGCACATCAAAGACCTTATCGGATTATGGAAAGAGTATAATGAGGAAGTCTCCAAAAACAAGGTGGAGACTAATAAGAAGAATCTTAGCGATTCTACAGCGAAGATTGAAGAATATGAAAAGATGTTGTCACTATGGAAGAAGTTAGGTGAAAACCCTTATTATCGTAAGAAAAGACTATCTAAAGAAGAGCTTGAGTTGGCTGAAAAATACAAATTAGAGACAGAATCTTCCTTAAGGAGAAAATTGGAACTCGCAAAACCGTCAAGAGACTTGTATCAGAAAGATGTTCGCTCCGATGAACTGGCACAATGGCAACTTGATTTAAAGAAATCCACAGATGCCCAAATCAAAACGGAACTTGAGGAGATGAAACGACTCCAACAAGCTCGAAAAAACAATAAGCGGTATTCCTTGAATGTTGGTGTTGGCTCTTTGAAAGGTGCTACGACAGAGGGCGAATTGGCTAACAGGATAGATATTCTTCAATCCGAATACGATTCACGGAGTAAAACCACTTACAAACAGGACTACGAAAAAGCGAAGAAAGACTGGGAAGATGCCAAAAAGAAACTTTCTGAAATAGAGAAGGACAAATCAAAGTTCACTTCAAAGCAATACGAAGAAGCTAAAAAACGAGAAGAGACTGCAGAAAAAGCATATAAAGATTTAGGTGGTATTACCGGTAGTGCTTTATCTAAACAAAAAAAAGCTGCTGACAAGCAGAAGAAAGACCAACAGAAATCAGCCGAAGAACTTCTTTCACTTCGTCGTCAAAACCAACAGGCAGAAATTGACCTCATGAAGGAAGGCACAGAGAAAAAGCTAAAACAGATTGATTTAGACTATCAAAAGGAGTTGGATGCCATCAAAAAGCAAGAAAAAGAATTATCAGAGAAGCAAAAGGGGAAATTAACCTTGGAACAATCCACCGAGATTTCCGATCGTTATACCAACGCTGAAAACAAGAGGGACAAAGCAATTGCCGATATAACCAAGGAACAGCTTAAAGCCGAACAGCAAGCTTTAAATGATTACTTGAAGGAGTATGGAACATTCCAGCAACAGAAGTTTGCTATAGCACAAGAATATGCGGAAAAGATAAAGAAAGTGCAAGAAGAAAGCGGAGTTAATAGTGCGCAAGTAAAGTTGTTGGAGAAGCAACGTGACGTTGCCATTCAAAACAAGGAAACCGAAGCTATAAAAGCCAATATAGATTGGGTAACTGTATTTGGTGAATTTGGGAGTATGTTTAATGATATGATTAAACCTGCGCTTGAAGAAGCTAAGAAATACATCCAAACAGATAAGTTTAAAAGTTCAGACCAAGACAGCCAAAAAGCATTGATTGATGCTATTAATCAAATGGAGAAGGCGCTAGGTGGAGCCGGTGGCCTAAATTTTAAAAAGCTTGGTCAAGATATAAAGACTTATCAGCTAGCTGAACAAAATCGTCTTATTTCCATTGAGGAAGAGATTATGGCTCATGAGAAGTTAGCAAAAGCCCAAGATGATTACAATAAAGCATTAAAGAACGGTACAGAAGAAGAAAAACAAGCTGCTCAAAATGCCCTTGAAACAGCTCAACAAAATGCAAATGCGGCATCTATGAACGTCCAAGCTCAAACAAGTGCTGCCAATGAAATTCAACAAAGCCTAACTAATACCGCAACAGCTCTAAAAGCTAATATGGAAAATGTAACGAGTGGATTACAGAAATTAGCTTCTGGAGGTATTAAAAATGCCTATGAAGGATTGTTGCAAATTGGTAAAGGGGCCGGAGGAGCTATGGAAAAATTCGCTGACAAACTTGACAAAGTCCCAATTGTTGGTTGGATCATATCAATCATTGATGTGTTTAAGGATGGACTTAGTGACTTTGTCGGCACTTTGCTAGATTCGATATTCAATGCAGTTAGCGGAATTCTTAGTGATATTTTATCCGGTGATTTCTTTGTTACATTAGGAAAGTCCATACGAGACGGAGTAGGTAATATTTTTAATGCTATTTCTTTTGGCGGATTTGACTCTCTGATAAATAAAATAAGTGGAAGTAATGCAAAAGAAGTACAAGAAGCAATCGACAGATTAACCGATCGGAACGAAACATTAGAAAAATCGATTGACCGATTAACAGATGTAATGGATAAGTCCGCAGGTTCTAAATCTATATCAGCATACGAACAAGCATATAAATATCAAAAAGAACAGATTGATAATACTCTTAAAATAGCACGTGAGCAAGCTAGATACAGTAATGCTCATCATAGTTGGCAATACTATATGGGGTGGACTGACGAACAACTAAGTTGGATTCGTGAAAATGTGGATAAGAATTTCTCCGGCACTAACTCATTATGGGGATTACCCCCCGAACAAATGAGAGAACTTCTTAGTAATGCTGATATATATGAGCAGATTAAGAGTTCTGGCAAAGGCGGATATGGAGAACGTGTAATGGAAAAGCTTGAAGCGTATGCCGACCAAGCTGGTAAATTAGATGAGCTAACAGAGAAAATAAATGAGTCTCTGATGCAAATTTCTTTTGATGGTTTGAGAGATAACTTCTTGGAATCATTAATGGATATGGATAAAGACGCTAAAAGTTTTTCCGAAGATTTTTCCGAATATATGCAACGTGCCTTGTTAAACTTCTCTATGGGAGAGTTGTTTGATGATGAATTGAGAGAATGGTATAATGGTATTGCAAAGCTGATGAAGGAAAATGGAGGGAAGCTTACCAAAGAACAGTTGGAGGATGCAAGAAAAGAATATGACAAAATGGTTCAAGACGCAATGAATGAAAGAGACAAGATTGCTGAAATAACAGGATATACAGGTTCTTCCTCTTCATCCCAAGAAGCTTCAAAAAAAGGCTTTGCTACTGCTTCACAGAATTCAATAGATGAATTGACCGGACGTTTCACAGCCTTGCAGATAGCCGGAGAAGAAATTAAAAATCAAAATGTAGTTCAATCTCAATCATTTAATATCCTGACAATGAAAGCTGATACGCTCCTTTCCATAAATACAGAAATGAGAAATATTGCTGATGACACACGCAATTTAATAGCCAATTCTTATCTTGAGCTGGTTCAAATTTCGGAAAATACCGGAGCCATTGTTAAGCCTATTCAGCAAATACAGAAAGATATTGCAGAAGTTAAAAACAATACCAAAGGATTATCAACAAAATAGTTAGTT